TCAACCAAATTGGCAATGGGTTCCTAAGAAAAGGACCCTACCTAGAACAGAGGATGAATGGGTGGCAGCTCGTAAAGCTTTTGATGCCTCTCTCGGACAAGCACCACAAGCAACATATACACCTCCTAAAACGAGGCATGTCCGAACTGTAGCACCGGGCCTTAAGTCAATCTTATATAAAGACTGGCCAGCTCATTACCGTGACTCTGTTATCATGGCCCGGTTGCTTACACCTGAGTCTTCTCAAGAGGATATTCACCTATTCTCTAAGGCTCATCGTCACAACTCCTGGCTCAAGTTTTATCTTGCTGAAGTTCGAGCTCGCAATAATCGCAAAGAAGCCAGGAGGTCTGACCTTAATGCTCGACGCGCTTTACGTGCAAAACGAGCTGAGCTCCAAAAGTTTCCGATGAATGACGGGTTTTTACCTGTCCTAACTCAGAAAGGAGAATGGCCCCTTGAGACCAAACGTGCCTGTTCAGGGCGCACTTTTGGTCTCCCCACCTGGAACTTGTTCCAGTCTCTTTGCTACCGCACAGAGGACTGCCCAGATATTTCATATACTGGGACATTTTCCATGTACCACGGTCCTGCTAAAACAGCACGTCGTAAATTTACTATTATAGACGAAGGCTGTGTTAAGACAAGGACTTATACTCCACCTATAACCCCTGAAAGGAGAGAAATGCTTTCACGGAGGCTTCAAATCATCCTCTTAAGAATGTCTATTGAACGCCTCTTTAGGCACTGTAAAGGTGGCCCTATTAGACAGTTTTACGATAATGATTCGGATACCCTTTCACAAGGGACAACAAACTCTGATATCACCATGGCAGATGATACTGCTTGGTTTTCACAGGAACAGAACCAATATCCGGCTGCTACTGGAGCCTCTCATAATCAAAAGTTTAATAATCACACACCGGATTTTGATCAGGATGAGATCATCACCCCTGGTTATAAATCTTGTGGAGTACATGGTGATGAATTAGCTCTCTCTAAGGATGAACGTTCTTTTGAGGAGCTAGATGCCTATTTCGATTATATATATAGGGCAACCTATGGATACCCTAATGTTGACCCAGCATGTCTACTTGCTTGGTTGTGCCATACTGATGAGTTTGGTAACACATTTGCTGGCATACATACATGTGACAACTTAATGGTTTTTGGGGAAGATACCCCCATGTACTTTACCCAGTTGTCTTACGCTTTAGAATCTATACGATCTATGGCTCCTATTACAGTTGTTCAAGATATGCCACAAGCTAATGCCCCACGTTGGGATCCAGCAACTTTGAATGTTCGGATTACTGATGATTCACGTTTGTCACGTGATACACCTAAAGATCAATGGGAGCAGGGTAATCCTCGTTCCATCGATACAAACCGAGCTATCAATACTTATTTATATGGGGTAGCAAATAATGCAATCCTTAAAG